CGCCGCCCGGCCACCGACACGCCGCTGCCGGACTGCCGTGCTCGCCCGATCCGGCTGGACTCGATCGCGTTGAGACCAAACCACAACTTGCCGCTCGTGGCTCCCCCGGACACCGGATAACTGCGCAAACGCTGACGGACTGCCGCGACCGCGATGCGCTCTTGCCGGCTAACGGCTCGGGCAATGTGCGTGCGCAGCCAACCCAGCGTCTTGTTGATCGCTCGCCGGTGCGCTGCCGCTGCGGCTTTCGGTACCAGCTTGGCGAAGCCCTGAAACGCTTTCAGGTCCGCAGCCGAGGACTGGATGGAGAGCATTCCGCCACCGGCCGACGGCTTGAAGTAGCTGCCGACACTCATGCGCGCATCCTCAAAATCAAGGCGACCAGACCGTCACCGCTGGGCTCCAGCTGCAGCAGGTCATACTCGCCACCACCGTCCAACTCAGGCAGTTCGATGGTGACCAGCAAACCCTGCTCCAGTCCGTGCGAGTCGCTGACGCGAATCTCGAACCGAGGTTCGCGTAGGCCGGTATTGAGCTTGCCGATCTTCGGCTGCAGCCAGGGCGCGGAGAACATGCCCAGCACAAGTTCCTCGCGGCCTTCGATCCGTGCGGTGTCGCCCAGGGTTTCGAACACCACGGCGTCGACTTCGGCGATCAGATCGCGAAAGCCCATGGTCAGAGCTCCAGGAGGATCTGGGCGCGAGGTCGGGTGCACAGGTGCAGCGGATTGGACTGGGCTTCACCGGCCATGCCTTTGTTGAACGGCAGCGGCTCGATCATGCTGTAGTACGGAATGCCCTGAGTGTTCACGGTCTCCATGTAGTCAGCGGGAGCAAACACCGAGATGTACAGATCAGGTACGCCCTCAGGGACCAATAACGCCTTGTCATCGTGGACAAAAGACACCCCGGCCACCTTGCCACGGTAGCGCTCCCAGATAATGCCGCCAAACTCGAAACTCTCCCGCGCATCACCACGCAAAGCCGCTGCTTGCTGGCTGTTGAGATAGGTTTCCTTGACCGACTTGTGCACGATCAGCTTGTTCCAGAAATTCTTGCCGCAGAAGGCGCGGGAACTGGTGCTGGTGACGCTGCCGAGCGCGTCTTCTTGCATATCCAACGCTTCACCGCATTTAACCCGCAACTCAGTGCCAGGGTCCGCCAAGCCCATGGGCAGCTTCTGACGCTGCACACCGAAGGATGCATAGATGTCCAACAGCGGTGTTTGGCCATCGGCGTCGAGGATCAAGCCATTCAGTGCGCCCATGCGCTGGAACTCGTGGGTCGCGTCTAACTGACGACGCGCTTTAGCCAGGCGGGCATTGACCACGTCTTGCACCGCCTGCAGCTCGGTGCGCGTACCGAAGGCGCGAATGCCTTGGATCTCGTCGGCCTTGATGGTGAAACGCTCTGGCAAGTGCACGGTATTGAACGGAATCAGGTTGCGCTTGCTGGCCGCAACCACCAGACCAGAACTACCGCGCTCACCGGCCGGTACCAAGGCTAGGGTATCGCCGTCCTTTTCAATCTGCACGGTCAGGGTGGTGATGCCTTCCTCGCGGAACAGGCCCAAAGCGCTGATGCGCCCTGGCAAATAAGGTTGATCGTTGAGTGCAGCAGTCAGCGCGGTGACGGTGAACGCTTCATCGTCAAAAATGGCGATCTCGGCCATGGGTACTCTCCAGAAATGAAAAACCCCGGTCAAGGCGGGGGTACATAAAGTTGGCTGATCGACTTATCGGACGATCAGGAAATGGGCGGCCAAGTCTTTTTCGGCGTCGGCATCGAGTCCGGTCAGGTGCGCTTCGCTAACTTCCGCCAATCGCACCACCGCGCGACCACGGCGCACCACATCCGACTCACCCAGCGGACCGAAGAGAATCGCCACAGCCGTCCCGCTGCCATCTTCGGCAGCCGGAGCGTACGGCACGAATTCGCTGGTGGCCGTCACCAGACCGAGGACCTGGCCCGGGTACAGTGCCGGGCCGGCTGCAACATTGACGGACTCACGCGAAATATTGCCCGCTCCTTCAGACAGCAGAAACTCACCGGCGTGGATCGGTTCTTTTTTGATGGTCATGGTCTTGCTCCTTTCGCGCCGTGCGCAGTTCCAGAGTGAGCGGCTTGTCGAGCGGCCCAGATCGAGGTGGGATCAGTTTGTTTGGCCAGCACCTTCGGTGCCGGGTCGTTGTCCAGCGGCAAGCTGTTGTCGATCTCGAAGCCTTTGCCGCTGCTGACAATCTTGTCAAATAGGCGCGCACGCACTGCCGCGGCGTCCAATCCAGCAGCGACGTACTCAGCACTGAACTCCGGCAAGCGTGCGGCCACGCACAGGTCGTTCACCGCCTTGGCACGTGCCAGGCCAGCCTGGACGATCTCTTCGCTTTCAAGCTTGGTCGAACTGAGCAGCGGCGCGACCAGGTTGCTGATCCCCGCCTCGGTGCAACGCTGGGTGATCATCAACGCCAGCTTGGTCGAGTCGATCACCGGCGGCACCAATGGTGGATCGACCGGATCCAGCTCCGGATCCGCTTCGGGTGGCTCGTCGAGCTGTGCCAGCAGCTCGGCCGGTGCATGCTGGAAACGCTGCAGCACACCACCCTGACCGAGACAGGCTTTGACCTTGAGTCCCTCGCCGACTTCATCGGCCAAGCCCAGGGCCACCGCTTCATTGGCCGTGAGCCAGGTTTCAGCGGCAACCAACCGCCTTAACTCGACCTCATCGATGTCCGGCGCTTTGGCCTTGTAGGCCGCGATGATCGCTTCCATGGTCTGGTCGAGAACGTCGGCCACTTTGCGGAAGTCTTCGGCATCGCCGGCCGCGTAAGTCCAGGGGTTGTGGATCATCAACATGGCGTTGGCCGCGATGACAACCTTGTGTGCGCCGCACACTGCGACGCTGGCCGCACTGGCGGCCAGCGCATCAATACGCCCGGTGCAGCGCTCGCCCAAACGCGACAGCGCGTTGTGCATCGCCAAGCCGTCAAACAGGTCGCCGCCGATGCTGTTGAAGGCGGCGATCACGGGTGAGACACCGTCATCCATAGCCCGCAGATCCTGTACGAACTGATTGGCGGTCACCCCCCAGGCACCGATCTCGCCATAGACGAAGACCTCAATCACCCGCTCGGTGGCTTCGCCGCTGGCATGCACGGCGTACCAGGTTTTGTCTTTGACCTGTACCCGCTGGCCCGCCCGGTTGTAGATGCGCGGTCGCGCTTTTTTGCTCATGGTTGCTCCTTGTCGTCGATGGGCTCGACGGCGTCGAGAGTGTTGTAGTTGAGGCCCAGGCGCGTGGCCCGGGCGAGATCGGCGGCGTTTTCCGCGTCGACCGTTTCCGCGTCGTAGCCGGTGCGCAGGACCATCTCACTACGCGAGGCAAAGCCCGCCTGCACTTCCATGCGCCGCGCCTGTACGTCCTGCACGGGCTGGATGTAAGCCCAGCCTTGCGGCACCCAGCGGGTCCGCAAGTAATTGCGACGCTTTTGCGCGTAATCGGCCAGCATCAGGACACCCGACAACACGGCCATGTCCATCCAGGCGGCCCGCACCGGGCGGCAAAGTTGATGCACGTAGACACCGAATTGCAGTTGTTCCAGACGGCGCCGAAACTCGTTGAGCACCACACGCAGCGCCCGGTCGTTGACCTCGCGCATGTCACCGGTGAGGATCTCGTAAGGCGTTCCCGTCCCCGCCGCTGCAGCCATCAATTGCTGCCGCATGAAGTCCGGGTAGTTGTTGCCCGCGTCTGGCGGTTTGGAGAACTCGACCTCTTCACCCGGCCCTAGCTCCTGCATCGTGCCGGGCTCCAGCGCGACCATCGGCGTAAAACCGTCCCGGTCAACATTCAAAAGTTGGCCGGTGACTGGATCTCGGGGTGCTGGCCCTGAGTCCGGAGCCGGTCGACTGATGAAGCCGGCAAACAGGTTCGCCACCTCTTGACGAAACAACACCGCGTCGTCGTAGTTGTCGAGACTGCGCAGGCGCTTGAGCACCGGTGACAAGCGCGGTACGCCGCGCAACTGGCCCGGCTCGACCGGCTCGAAGATATGCAGCACCTGCGAGGCCGGCACCCGCACCAGTTGGTTGTAGCCGGCGTTCAGCGATGACGAGTCACGCGGATGCGACAGGTACATCCAGTACGCCACCCGCTTTCCATCCGGGGTGAACTCGATGCCAGCGCGGATGAGGTTGCCGGTTTTGGTGGCCTCAAACTTGTCATGCGGCACGAACTCCGGCGCGAGGATCTGAAGCTGGAGCGGTACCGCAAGGCCTTCGTCCAAACTGCGCGGACGCAACCGCACAAAACACTCGCCCGAGGTTTCAACCGTGCGAGCTGCTAGCGCTTGCTGGCCGTAGAAGTCGGTGCGTTCATCGGCGTCCGATTCATCAACCCAGTCCTCCCAGAGTTCCTGCAACAATTTGCGCAGGGCTTCGTCGTCGGTTTTCGGTCGCGGGGTGATGCCGGTCCCGATCAGGTTGCTGACACGCTTGTCGATCACGTTGAAGGCATACGGGTCATTGCGAACCGCCGCCCGGGAACGCGAACGCAAGTTACGCAGTGCCGGAGTATTGATGCTGTTGACCCCGTTGTCGGGAGCATCCCAGCCAGTGGATCGTCGGCCCTCTCCAGCGCCTTCGTAACTGGCCTTGATGTTCGACGGCAACACGAATCCGTTACGGGTCAGCGTCGGATAGTAGCGGGCCATTAGACTCCTTTGCCTCCGTGGTACAGCCTGACCACGCGCGAGCGCGGCCCGGCTGAGTTGACCAGCGAAGTGCGGATCTGATCGCGCGCCTTGAGCAGTTCGTCGATGGTGCGGTATTCCACGGTACGGTCGGTGTAGCGCACGACTTTTTCACCACGTGCGATGGCCGCCTCAACTGCGTCGAGGTGCTTCTGGGTAAAGGACATATCAGCGTCTCTTCAGGTAACCGCTGGTGGAGCTGCGGCGTTGAGGTGGCGGCGCTGCCGGCCGCGATGGCACGATCGGCGCAGTAGGTTGTGGAACCGATTGCGGTGCTGCAACGGGTGTTGCTGGTCCGGTGACACGTTCGCCTTGAACAGGCTTGATGCCCAAGGCGTCGTCGAACAGACCAGACTGCGCCAGGGACTGACGCACTCGCTCCCAGTCGTGTTCCTTGTAACGGTTGAGGCCCAGGTAATGCGCCATGGCCAGGCAGTACACCATCAGATCGAGCGCTTCGTTGCGCTCGGCCTTACCCTTGACCCACTCGATGCGCTTGTGGCCGCGTATGTAGCGCGCAACCTTGCGTTCCGCGACGCACTGGTCGAAAAAGTCATCCGGCAGGTCATTGGCAAAGTGCAACGCACCTGGCCCGGAAGGGAACGAATAACGATTGTAGATCCAGTCCTTGGCCGTGTCGGTACCGACGAACCACAGCTCGGCGCCGTTGCGTTCAGTCTGGCCCTTCCAGGTCACGTCGACCATCGACGGGCGCTGAGCAATCACCGGCTTACCGGGTTTGCTCGCGCCCTTGATGGCGAACACATTCCGCCAGCGGCGAACGCGGCAGAACTGGTAGACCTCATCGGTGTGGTGGCCACCGGAATCGACGGCTACAGCGAGAATGCCCAGGCCGACACCGCACGGGTGGCGGTATTTAGCCTTGAGCAATTCGTCCAATGCGGCCCAGGTGCGTTCGTCTGCGGGATCACCCGAGACCACCTGGTAATCGACGACCCAACGCTCCATGCCGACGCCCCAACCCATGGCCATGAACTCCAAGCGGTTGGCCTGGACGTCGACGGCGCCGGTGATCATCAGCACCGCCGCCGGCAGTGAGCCGAGGGTGAAGCCTTCCAACCGCGCTCGCTGCCTTAGCACGTCCGCTTTGGTTTGCTCTTGTGCGCTGTCCCAGACCTTCGCCAGACGGGTGTTGTAAAACACCTGCATCGGTTCCAGGTCGCCTTTGGCCTGGGCCTTCTTGGCTTTTTCGAATTGCTTGGCCAGCGACTTCCAGTCCATCCAGCCCAGCGGCGAATACAGCGCGTTGAGGTGGAAGCCCACCGTCTCGCCATCGCCCTCGGCATGGGCACGCCATTCACCTTTGGCGAGCATCTCGCCCTTGTGGTACTCCTCGATCAGCACATCACACTCAGGCCCGGCGCACTGGTAATGCACCACGCTGTAGTCTTTCGAGTAGTAAAGGCGCTCCCATTCCAGTGTCTGCATGTGCCCGCAGTTCGGGCATGGCACGTAGTAGTAACGCTGGTCGCTGCCCTCGAACAGGTCGGAGATCCGCGAGGCGCCCTTGATCGTCGGTGAGCTGGAGAAGTAGAACTTGGCATTACGGCCGAAGGTACTGCCCCGGGTTTCCGCCAACTCAATGGGGTCACCCTCTTCGCCGATGTCCACTTCCCAGCGGTCGATCTCATCGCCGTACACGTAGCGCGCCGACAGCTCCGACAGGTTGGCCGCAGAGCCAGCAGTGGTGACGTACAGTGAACCTCCCTCGAACTCTTTAGTGTCCATTGTGTTGCGTGCATCCCGCGAGCGGCTGGACGCGACACGCTCGCGCAACACTGGCGTGGCCTTGATGGTCTTGCCGATCCGCGATGACACCCGCTTGGCCAGACCAAGGCTTGGCAGCAGGGTCAGGATGTTGGACGGCGCCATGTGGATCAGGCCGCCAATCCAGTTCAAGGCAATCTGGGTTTTCATCAACTGCGAGGCCACCATGGTGACCACGCGCCTGCAAGGGTGAGCCGGCGACAGGCAGC